GAACTTGGTGCTGCCGTCGGGCATCGTTTGCGTGAAGGCATCCCAGCCACCGGCCGATTGCACACTGAAAGGCGCGGGCGGTGGCAGGCCCGCGCCGCCATTGAAGGTGCTCGGTGGCAGTGCGTCCATGGGAACCCCCGGCAAAGGCTGGCCCTGCCAGGGCAGGTTCATCGGCATGGGCGGCGGTGCATTGTTGCTGGCCGCAGCGGCGGGTGGCTGGCCCATTGGCATGCCCAGTGCTTGCTCCGCGCTCATCGGCGGGGGCAGGGGCTGCTGCATTTCAGGCTGGCCGGTGGGCGGCATGCCCTGGGGGACGGGCTGCCCCATGGGCGAGAGCGGCAGGCCCGCGCGTCCATTGGGATTGGCGGTCAGGCTGCGATTGCCGGTGACCATGGAGCGCGAGGCGCCCAAGTTGCGCGTGAGGTCAAAGCTCTCCACCGCCGCGCGTGGCTGCATCGGCCCGGATTGAAACGCAGGCGTCACCGCGCCAGAGGCCATGCTCATGGCCGGCCAGCCCAGCGGGCTAGTAGCGCGGTTGCTCTGCGGCATGCCCCGCGCTTTGATGGCCTGCATGGTGGGGTCGTCGGGAGCTTGCCAAGGGTTTGTAGCCATAAGATTTTCCTCTCGTGTGTGGGGTGATGATAACAAATTCCGATGCAATGGAAAGCAGCAAATCAGGACGCTGGCTCGTGCAACTGCCAATTATCCAACGCCACGGAAGTGTCAGAGGCGGCGGTGAAGTTGGCGGTGTAGGTGGCACCGGGCAGGATGAGCAAATAGTTTTCATCCTCGCTGGTGGAACCGCCGCCCAGGGGCGTGATGACATTGATCCAGGCAATGGCCCACGGTGAACCGTGCGCGGCCACTTCCATTTCGTATTCCACGCGGGTTTCCGTGGGGCCGCTGGTGTCATTGATGGCGGTGCCACCGATGAACCAGCAGGCCGGGAAGTAGCTGTCAAAGGCAGACCATGCGCCCCATGCCTGCCAGCCGCCATATACGCTGTCATAGGTGCGCGAGCGCGTGCGAAACAGCGTGTATTTGAAACTCGCATCCGTGACCGGGCGCACGAGCGGACGATAAGGCGGGGGAGAAGCGCCGATGCCGGGGGTGGATGTGCGCCGCCAGCTCATGCGTAGTAGAAGGCGGTGGAGTTGGGGCCGTTGTCGTAGAGATAGACGAGGATCGAGGTGTCAAAGTAACTGGCCTCGGGCACACCGCCGGTCACGGTGTTGAACTGCAAGTATTTGGTGTCATCCGTGTCAGAGGGCACGCTGGCCCCGGTGTTCACGGTCACGCTGTCCAGCGTGTAGCTGGACAGGTAGGTTTCCGTGTAGTTCACGGTGTAGTTCAGCGTAAAATAAACCTTAAAATTGCCCGACACCGCCACGGTCTCGGTGGTGTCGTCCAGTGGCTCACCATTGATCGTCGGCATCAGCCCGCCCACGAGGCCAGGGTAAACTTTGCCGGCCGAAATGGAAAACGGCGTAGGCAGTGCCACGCGGATCGTCTCGGCTCCGGCGTCTGGCGGAGCCTCGGCATTGAGCGTGCGCCATGAGCCGTGCCCGATCATGTTCACATTTTCCCCAGGCAGCAGCCCGCCTTGAGACACGGGCGTGCTGGAAAAGCCAGGCTGGTGCATGTTCATGGCTAGTAGGGTTTGGTGGCGGTGATGCGTTTGCGCAGCCAGCCACCGGACACTTGATCCTGGTCATCGCCAATAACGAGCGTGGAAGGCCAGGCGGTCGGATTGGTGGCGGGGATGGTGATGGAGGCTTGCGTGTAGGTCGTGGAGCCCACGGTGTAAGAGGGAATGGTCAGGGTGTAAGTTTGCGAGGCACGCAAACAGCGCGGCAGATGCACCTCGCCCCGGATGTCATCATACGCCCCGCCGCCTACCACGGAAAGCAGGCCATCAAACGACTCAGGCCGGAAGGTGGGATTCGTGATGGTGTGGGGCGTATGGCTGAAAAACTCCTCCACTGTCACCAGCGTGGTGCCGTTGTAGGCATCCCGGCTCCACACCGGCGTGAGCCGGTAGTTGCCATCCCGGTTCAAGCCATAGCTCAGCGAGCTGAGAACCGGCGGCCACCACATGCTTGGAAGCAGCTTGGTGTGAGTATTGAACGCCACCGTTTCCGCACCGCCGGTGCGCGGCGTCATGAAGTAAAAGTTGTGATAGCCGTCCCCGCCTCCTTTATTAAACATGAACACCATCGCCCCCAGCACGGCATCCGTGCTGCGCACCTTGCCCGGCAGGGTGCAGGCTGCATAGGTCGTGCTGCCGATGGTCGGCATGGTGAAGCCATCCCCCATGAGCTGGTCCGGCACACGCACCACAATTCCATACTCGCCGGGTTTCGGCGTGTCGGTGATGGCAAGAAGAGTGGGCTCTTGGGGGTTCATTTAAAATCAGGTTTGAATCGGCGAAATCTGCGGATCAAAGTCTCACGGTGGGCGGTTGTTCCTTCGGCATGCTGGCGGCTGCAACAGCTTCTTCGCGGCGGCGGTGTTGAAGCTCGCGGGCCTTCAGCCAGGTCTCATTCACACTCGGCACACGCACGGCGTCCATGAACGCCTTCCAGCGTCCGCTGATCTCCGCCTGCTTGTCCTGGCAGGCCGCTTCATACAGCGCCAGCGCCACATCATCCGCATGGCACTTCTCCGGCAGGCTCACCATGAGATCCTGCGCCCCATAGCTGCGCATCCAGAGAATCACATCTCCCTGCGATGGATCACGCCCCAGGCATTCATAGCCCAGGGCAGTCATGAGTTGTTCAGCAGTGTTCATTTTAAAGTTTTCCATTCCTTCATTCTCCATTCCGCCATGCTGTTCATTGAGTGGCTTGAAAGTGCATCGCATCTCTTGACCAAAAAGCCCCGGCGCTCACCCAGCCTTCACGCGCAAAGGCTTCCATGATTTCCAGCGGCATGGTCGATACCACCGGCCAACTGACATGGTTGCCGTTATCGTCGGGGTCGAGATCCACCGCCGCGCCGCGTGCATGCAGGCTCGGCAGACTGCCGCCACGCATGGCCCGGTTGTTGTAGCAACCGGCATACTTGCCCAGCACGCTGCGATTCGGACTCTTGGAAATCTCGGTAAGGATGCGCACCAGCGATGCCGCCACCTTGCGGTGACAGCGCACCGTCTTGACCGGCTTGCCGTCATACTTCAGGCCCAGGCCCGCCACATCGGCATTCACCAGTTGCGATTCATCCCCCGCCGCGCCGTAGAACTTCGTCAGGCTGGCTTGATCCGCCCTCGGCCACGGGTTCTTCTTCGGCATGAGACTGCGCAGATACTGTTGACATGCGGCGATGCTCTTTAGCCCCCAGAATCCATCAGGAGTTGTGCCAATCTTGGCTTGCATCAAAGCAATGTCTTTAGAATTCATCAGGTTCAGAAAATCAGGTTTTAATCAGCGAAATCTGCGGATAGGAAGGAAAGCATCTCCATCTCAAACTCCTCATCCCGCTTCGCCAGCGGACTGGCGGGCAGATGCCCAGGATTGACGTAGTGCGCCTCCATGTTCAGGAGGCGGCGGAAAGTCTTTTCAATAGCGCGGAACACCAGCTCACTGCAAAACCAGCGATCATTCTCCCGCGCCGGAACACGGCTCACAAAGCGGAACACATTCCGCCAGTCGTAGCCCTTGCCCAACTGCGATTCACAGAACTGAACCGCCCCCTGCCATTGCAGCGGCGTCATGTCGGCGATCTCATAGGCGTGGATCTTCTCCCAGTCCTTGGCGGTGAGATCACGCTTGCGCACGCCTCGGAACGGGTAGCTTTCGATCACCGTGTTCGTCCCCGGAATCAGCAGCGCTGCATGGCTGTAATGGCTGCGGCTCTGCCACTTCACCACGGCGGCGATCGGATCGCCCCCGGTGAACAAAAGCACGCGTCCGCAAGCGGTGTCAGGTGGAGGGCTCATGGGTTCATAAAATCAGCTTCAGAAAATCGGATTGAGAAATCAGGTTTGAATCTGTGAAATCTGCGGATCAGGTGAGGGCATAGTCCACGCCGCTGAGATCTGGCACATCGGCCCAGTCATTGGCGGTGGGGTCAAACAGGGTGAATTGCAGCCCTTCCGGCAGATCCAGAATGGCCCACACAAAAACGTGCAGCGAGCCCGGCGTGGCATCCGGCGCATTGGCGCGGAGCGTGCCCACCGCCCAGGAGCAGCCTTCATTCGCGGCGATGAGCTGGGCTTGATGCACCAGCGCCCGCGCCTGGTCTTCGCACTCCCACACGTTGCCTTGCCACGGTTTCAGCGCTTGATCCGCCGCCTTCCGCAGCATCGCCTTCGGCGGGCAGGCCAGCAGACTCTTCTGCATGAACAGCCGAAAATTCGGCAGTGTCTTCCCCTCCAGCGCCCGTGCCACCAAAGAATGCACCGTCGCGCCATTCAGGCGACGGCGGGCAGTTAGCGGCTTGGGTTTGCGAAAGGGCCAGATCATAAGTTCAAAAAATCAGGTTCAGAAAATCAGTTTGGAAAATCAGGTTTGAATCTGTGAAATCTGCGGATCATTTAGGCTCCGGGCCAACCAGCGTGATTTCAAACGGCTCCCCATAAAACCCCGCCGCGATGCCATAGAGCTTGATCCGCTCTTGCAGTGTCAGCCCCGCAATGTTCCCAGCGCAGGAACTCAGCAGCAAAGCAGCGAGCAAAAGCAGTGTCTTCATGGGTTTGGAAAAATCGGATTGGAATCGGCTTGGAATCTGCGGATCACGGGGTGGTGTCCTCCGGCTTCGGCTGTTCTCGGCAATCTTCCGCCGGGTTCGGCACGATGCGGAAACTCTCGGCAATCTCCCAGCTCTTGCCGTGTTGCACTGGCGGCGGTTCGATCATGCCCTTCTGGATGTAATTGATCACCGTGCGCTCCGTCACACCCTCACGCGCGGCCACGTCCTTGGTGGTCAGCCAGGTCTTTGCGCTCTCGTTCACCAGCACGCCCTTGGCGTCCTTGGCCTGGCCGACGTTCACGCTTTGGCTGGCTTTGCCGCTGCCACCCTGCATGCTCATCTGCATCTTGAGCACGGCAATGTCCGTGTCATGCGCCAGCACCTTCGTCACCATCCAGATCGAGAAGAACGGCGCGAACCAGATGGCGAGCTTAAACGCCCAGCCGTTGACCGTGCCGAGCGTGACGATTTCGCGGTCTTCATCCATGATGCTCATGGCCTGGCCTCCTTTCTCAGGTGATGGGTGGAGTGGTTTCATGGCACGTCAAGTTGAAGCGGTTGCACCCCCATCTCCGCGAGCACGGCCCACGGCCTCAGCGGCTCGGTGTCCTGGTCGTAGGGCTCCACGCGAGAGCCGGGAAATTGCAGCGCGATCTGCTGCGCCAGGGCCAACTTGTCCTCGGCGAACAGTGTTGCCAGCCACCACACCGACGCGGGCAGTTGACCATCCGGCGAACCCGCAGGCACAAACTCCTGCGCGGCCACTTCCGGCTCGCGGTCGAAGTGTTGCACGAGCAATTCACGCACAGCCGTCACCTGCGGCGGAGTGCCAGTCACGCGGTCGGTTTGGAGGATGGCGACGGTGTAAGGCATGGTCAATAAACCCCTCCCCAGGTGGCGTTGAGGTTGGCACTCACATCGAGCATTTCCTGACTCGTCAGCGCCCGTTGCCACAGTAGCATTTCGGCGGTGTCACAGTGTCCGTAAATAGAGCCGCCCGAAACTCCAATTCGGCTTAATCCAGTGCCGTTTCCGTAATCAATGGTTGCCCCAAATGTTTGAGGGGCTGCATTGGCGTAAAAAGGGTTTTGTCTTGAGGCACCATCCCACGCAGCAACTATAATATTCCAACCTGTTCCTAGAGCAACACTACATGAGCAGCGTCCGCCTACAGCGGAGAAACTTTTATTATTACCGAAGGCAACCGAAGTGGCATCTACATACAAGGCTGGGTAGAAATCGGTGCCACCAAATGTGACGGAGGAGGTTCCAATCCTTTTAGTAACTGCAACAAAAGTAAATGCCGTGCTGGCGAGCGCCGTGCCGAGAATATAGCCATTTGCCACCCCATTGAACCGCACCACGTTCCGCCCATTCAACCCATTCGCGCCAGTCTTCAGAGTTCCCCGCGCCGATCCCGCCGCCGTGCCGTTGTTGGCCGCGATGGAATCCGTCAGCGTCGCGATCAAATCCCCATCACTCCCCGTCTGCGGAGCCGTCCAGCGGTTCGTCAAACCCGCAGGCAATGCCGGCACTCCGCTGCCGCTCGAAAGCGGAGACAACAACGTGTTGGAAAGTGACAGCATCATACGATCAAGCTGATTTCTTGTAAGCGCGGACCTTGCCGCCGGAGAGCGTGAAAGCGGTGATCCCGAGTCCGTTGTAAAGGATGGTGCCCGCAGGGACTTCAAAGCCTGTCATCGCATCCCCTGAATCTCCATTTTCCGTGAAGGTGGTGAAAGTGGCGGCGGCGAGGACTTGCACCGCATAGAAGTTTCCCGTCACCGCCGTGGTGCCGGTTTCGATGACGACGCCGTTGCCAGCGCCTGCGTTTCCAGAAATGTCGATGATCATAGCGTGTGGGAGTGAGTGGTTGTTACCGGCGGCGTTCGTAGCGCTGGGCCATCTGGCCGAGCAGCACGTTGAGTTGTTCAGAGATCAGGGTGAGCTGGGTTTGTGTCTGGCCTGCGGTGCCTTTGAGCGCGGCGGCCACGGCACTGCGCACCGGCAGATTCAGGAAGGCGGGAATTTTGAGCACCACCCATTTGGCCTCCGCCAGATCCGTGGCAAAGGCGCCGCTGGTGTGGGCGGTGGCGCAGTAGTAAGCATCGTTCGTTTGCAGCCGCACATCTCCGACGACATAGGCGGTGGCCGTCGCCCAGGCGGTGTTCACAAACACGGGCGGAGCTTCGATGTGCTCGACGTAAAGACTGGCGGCGCTGCTATCGCGAATGACGATGGAGCTGCCCACCTCGTCATAGTTCACCGGCAGTGGGTTGACGCTGGTGTAGGGGTGGTTTGTGGTCACACCCAGAATGCGCTGCGCCCCCCAGTAACCGCTGCCGACGGCATCACGGTCAATGGCCTGGCTCGTGACCGTTTCCGTGCTCACGGTCTTGAGTTCCGGCCAGCCGGAATCCAGCCAGCCATAAGCGAGGTCGAGCGCTTGATTGATGAAGCTCGTTACCGTCGCCAGATAGGTGGTATCGGACACACCACTGCGGCCCACATCCTCGCAGATGCCATCCCGAAGGGTCTTGAAGGCAACGCCTCTCATGCGGCCACCCCCATGCCATACTTGGTGCCCGCCACGATCTGCGGCGCGGCCCGTTCCCGCTCCGGCGTCCAGCCGCTCACGGGGTTGAGGGCTTGATACTTCACCGTGGCGTGCGTGTTTTCCTTGGCGTAGTCACGGCGAAACTCTTCTTCCTTCCACACGTTGTCACAGCCCAGCTCGGTGCGGCCTTTGTTCATCCAGTAGAAATAAGATTCAGGGGACAGGCTCATTTCCACGCGGCCAAGTCCTTCCACCCCGCCGCTGCGGGCATGGGGCACGGAGCTGCGGGAACGCTCGCGCTGCTCCGCCTGAAACTTCTGCAATTCCCACCCGCGCCGAAATTCACGCTCCACGGCCTGGGCCAAAGCGGGGCCGCCTTGCGCCATCAGGTCTGCCATGAACTCTTCGGTGTCGAACATACGGGAAACGGTGGGTGAAACTCTGCCCTGCGCCTGCCGCCGTCCCGCGTGAGCGAAACGACGGCAGGTTTATGGGCTTGGTTTTGCCGGGGCAAACCGGCAAATGGTTTTAGATCAGGTCGTCGATGTCCACGATGCCGAGGAACACTTCGGCCACGCCAGCGGTGATATCGCTGAGGGCTCCGGTGGCGGACTGGCTCGTGAAGCGAACCACCAGCACATCGCTGGCAACGCCCACGGTCCCGGCTTCGGTGACAGGCTCCGCGCCCTGGCTGCCGATGAGGACAGCGGCGGTCTTGGCGTCCTGCGCGTCGATGAAGTTGTCCGGGTCGCCATCGGTGCCGACTTGGATCGTCAGCGTGCCGGTGGTGGCAAACGCGGTGGCGATGTTGACGGCGGCCTTGTCGATCAGGAACTTCGTCGGGGTAGAGCCGAGCGTCACCGTCGCGGTATCGCCCTGCGTTGTCCAGGTGGAGGTGTTGATGACATCGAACGGAATGCGGAAACGGTGCGTGAAGCCCGTCTGGCGCGTGGTTTCGGCGCTGAGGCGCTCGATCTTGACGCCATTGCTGGCGCTGCTTGCGGTGGCAAGGGTTACTGCTTGGTCAGCCATAGTGGTATCTTTCTAAAAGGGTGTTGAGTGTGTGGGTTTGAATGGCGGGCGGTTCATCACCGCCCGCCGTCACAGGGTTTAGCTGTCGGCAGAGGCGGCGAATTTCGCGAGGCCCAGCGGGTTCTTGACCACAAGGCCAAAGATCGCGGAGATCACGCCACGGGGGCCGCCGTCGAGATCCGGCAGCGGTTTGTATTTCCACTGCTTGTTGAAGCGCAGCTCCGTCATCGTGGTGTCGATGGCGTAGCCACGGCGGGCGTCGGCGGTGCCTGCGGAGACGTTGAGCCAGTTGCTCAACACCAGGTCATAGGTGCCGAAGTCGCCGGTGAAGGACTCGATGTTGTCCACGTAGCGGTTTTCATCGCCGCGATTCGTGCGCAGGATGGCCGTGTAGTTGGACACGGTGGGCTGGTAGCCAACCATCGCCGTGATGCGGGCCTTGAGCGAGGTGCCGCAGACGAACATGAAGGTGTTGCGCTTGCCGGTCTGCGCATACTGGGACTTCATGACGTTGTTCACGACTTCGCGGGTCACGCTGGCAAGCGCGGTGGCGTCGATGCTGGCGGAGGGCGTGCGGAAATCGCTGTCCACCGGAAGCACCGCCTGGGCGCTGGAGAGAATCCACTTGCCGAGGCCACGGGTCTTGTAGGGCACCGTGCCGTTGTCGGCCTGCGTTTCGTTGTCGGAGCCGATGATGGATTCCACATCGCGTTTGCACTCGATGGTCTTCTTGGCGATGGCACCGGCCATCTCGGAAGCGAGGCCGGCCACGTCGGACACGTCTTCAGCCATCTCCGTCACCATCGGGGTGCGGCGGACTTTCTGGACGTAGTTTTCAAGGCGGGCGCGGTTCTCGGCGGCGTCTTCGTAGGTGGAGACATCGGCACCATCCACCACACCATCGGTGTTCGGAGCGGCGTAGGCGTCGGCCTGCCAGCTCATCTTGGTGTTGGTGGGTTTCTTCCCCTTCGGGATGGCGGAGAGCAAAGGGTAATCCTTCGCGTCGATGTTGTAGATGGCATCGGCGAGGTCTTCGCGTTTGCCGACTTGGGAACGTTCAAAGGTTGCGGGCATGATGGGTTCCTTTCAGGAATGGATGGAATGTTTCAGGGTGTGGCCTTGCGGCCGGGTGTGGTTTCACCGCCTGAGTTCCGTTCCCGAACTGCGCCCCGTTTAGACTGCTTCTGCTCCGATCAGTGCCATGCTTTTCTGGGCCAGGCTCATCGCCCAGTCCATGCTGGCAGTTTTCGGTGCAGTGCTCTCCTTGCGGGCCGCTGGCCTTGGCGTGGGAGACGGTGGCAACGGCGCGGCCTTGGGCTTTGATCCGCCTGCGGTGGCTGGCACCTTCGGCTTGCGGGTGAGTTCGTATTCGCCGGACTCGATCAAGCTCGCCACCGCCAGCCGCCCCAACAACAAAGCGCGGGCGGGGGATGTCTTGATTTCCGGAAATTCGTTCTCCAGGGTCTTCACCAGCGCGTGGCGCGGGCTTTCAGCATTGAGGACAAACGGGTATTTCACCTTTGCCTCTGCGGTGGCCTGCGTTTCGCGCTGCTCGCGTGCCTTCAGCATGTCGCGCACCTTGCCGGTTTGCTTCATCTGATTACGCACGTTGCGCCGGTAGTCCCGCACCTGCTGGGGAGTGTATTCCACTTCCTCGCCCGCTGCGTTCTTGCCGATGTAACCCTCTTCCACATGATCTTCAGCCCACTCCAAAGCGGCTTCAAGATTGCCGTCGAGCGCGTCCAGGTCGGACACGGATTTCACGCCTTCAAATCCTGCGGGCAGTCCGTGGTTCACGGTGCTCACATTCTTCATCTGCGCTTCCATCTCCTGAATCTTGTTCAGCTTCTCATCCAGTTCTGCCTTCAGTTTCCGGTTGGCTTCACGGGTTTTGAAATTGTCCTTCTCCAGGGCCTTGAGCTTCTTGATCTGCTCCTTCGTGGCCTCGCCGCTTTCACCGTCTTCCTCGCCTTCCGCGTCCTCGGATTCAGCCGTCACGTCGGATTCCGCGTCTTCGTCATCGGGCAGGATGGATTTTGATTCCGGCGTGTCGCCGTCCTCGTCATCGCTGCCTTCATCGGTGTCTGCAAGATCCTCCGCATCGTCGTCCTCGTCGGGCTGGGAAGCCTTCGGTTTCGGTTTGGCGGTCTGCTGAGTGGCGGCGGATTTCTCCCGCGCCTTCTCCGGCACGCCCGGCAGTTGCTCCGCTTCCTGTTGCGCCTGAACATGCGCCGCAACCGTGTCGCGGGCCAGCACATCGGCGAAACTCAAGCCAAAGCCTGTCGTCGTATCCTTGGCACCAGCAGCGGCGGTGCCCTCCCCGTGAGTGCTTGCGGAAGCATTCCCCGCCACGCCGTCAGGCGCGGTGGCATTTGGACCCGCAGATGAATTTGATTTTGCCATAAACAACGCGCAGCCCTGCCACGCGCCGCCAACCTGCCACGCGCTGCCGCCCTTCTGCAAACCGCCGCGCCCGCGATCAACGGCCATCACCCGCGATCAACGGCAAACAGGCACAAAAAAGCCCGGTAAATACCGGGCTTTGAGGGGATCTCGGGCACTCCTGCCCGCTGATTGTGCCTCACTCCGCCTTCTTCTCCGGCGGCTTCGGCCGTGTCATTTCAATGATCTCCGCCCGCAGCTCCTTGAGCATCCGCCGCGCTCCGCAGGCTTCATCCCGCACCCGCGTTTCCACCCCGCGTGCATCAGCCTCCGCGCCCGCCTCGGCAATGTAGCACTCAAGCAAGCTCATCACGGCCCGGATCTCCCCCCGCTCCCGCGTGTCCGCCAGCACCTCGCGCATCTCGGCGTCCGTCATCGGGCCGGTTTCCAGGCAGGTCTCGATGAGAAATAAGGGTTTCTTTTTGGTCTTAGACTTGGTCATGATTGGGAAGGGAGCGCGGGCACTCCTGCCCGCTGGTCATTCGGCAGCAGCCACCCAGGTGTGTAAGATTGGCGAAGCTCTTCAATTCGTTCCAGCCTTTCCTGACTCCAGCCAGGCGGATTCGGATCATCTGAAAGCAGCGTCATTTCCAGATCACGCTTCATCTTTGCCAGCACTGCCTGAGTGTCGACAAGGTAGCGATTCGGCAGCACTTGAACCGTGCCAAACACGGTTTCAACATTCTGCACAGGCAATGCAAAGGCACCCACTCCCGTGGTGCGGCAAATCTCTTGCGGGCGTGGCTTGAACCACGGCAACGCGCAGGCCGCCGCCAGTCTGCCAAAAAAGGATCTTCGATTCATAAGCTTCTGATTTTATAACTACCGTCAACCATCGTCAACAACGGTCAACCACTGTAAACTCTACTCACGCCGCTTCCGCCATCACCGGCTTCCATCCCGTCCGTCCCGTCTGCGCGTTCTCGGTGCGCTGCTGAATGCTGAACTGGAACGCCTGCATGCGGGCATTCAGCATGTCCGTGAAAGCACCGCCCTGTTGATAGGCGGCATTCACGCTCGGATTCGTCTGCATCTGCTCCTGAATGGCGGCCAGTCGGGTGCTGGCATCCATGTCTTCCGTCACTCGCGGCTCAATGCCGGTGAGCATCATCGCCAGCGCGGCCTTCTCTTCTTCGGCCTGCTGCGTGTTGCGCTCCGTGAGGCTGCCCGTGACCAGATCGGCCAGGCCGGGGTCGATGTTGTTCAGCAGCCAGCTCACCACCGGCACCGTGGGCACCTGCCCGGCCACGCCGGGGATGCTGAAGGCGTCTTTCAAGGCGCTCCAGCGCTTTTCCAGATACTCCATGTCCAGACTCTTCACATCGAACTCCAGCACAAAGTCAAAACTGCCCGCGATCTCTTCCCGCGTGACCTGAAACGGCATCGGCCCGTTGCCCATGACCCGGCTGACATAAAGCGGTTCCATGAATTGCTGATCCATGCCCAGAATGCGCAGCAGAATCTCGCGCTCTTCCATCAGCGCGTTCGTCACCGTCCATTGCTGGTGCATTTGCAGTTTGGCCTGCGGCAGTTCCTCATGGTAAAGGCCCAGCAGGTTCGCGCCATCGCGGCGAATCGCGCCTTCGTCCAGCAGCGTGCCTTGATCCAGCCGGGGCGGCTGCATGTATTCGGCCACGTCGCCAGGTCCGATGCTCAGTTTGCTGCCCGGTTCGTAATCCCAGCGTGCGCCGCTGCCGGCCCGGCGAGAATTCACTTTCACGATGGGATTCGTAGCAAAGCTCGTGCGGTCCATGCTGGCGTCCCGTCCGCGCTTGACGAGGCTTTGATGCGTGCCCACCAGTTCCGGCACCCCGCGACTCTCAAACAGGCTGCGGGCCGGTTTATACTCGCGCCGCATTTCCACATAGCACCCGCCTTCAAAATAGTAATCCACCAGCGCATTCTTGAAAATGAGTTCTTCCCCCTTGCCCCGGCGTTCACTGCCCACCAGAGACGGATGCAGCACGATCTCCTGCGTGGCTGGAAAACCTTCCTCATCCACCGTCTGCACGGTGATGTGAAGTGCTTCATACATCGTGCGCTCCTTGCTGGCGAGGCGCTGCGCCATCGTCATCCGCGCCGGTTCGTTGAACATCCAATGACTCACGTTTTGCAGCGTGCGCTCAAGCACTGCCGTGTCCACCACCGCCGTTGGCCCCATGGTAATCATCGCGTCCACCGCCTTCTGGCTCCAGCCTTCCGTTTTCACCATGGCCCGCAGTTCCGGCTCGGAGTAGCGCTCCACGCGTGCCGTCCACGGGCTGGCGTCGATGCGATAGACCCACCACGGATAAAACACATCAAAGCCCGGCAGCAGCGCTTTCACGCAAGGCTTGCCGGGTTTGCGATACGGCGCGGCAAACTCCACCGGATCATCGCCCGCCTTGGCGATCTCACGCGCCACCCGCCGCGCCCGCGCCGTGCTCAGCAGCGGATGCCGTTGACGGATCATCTTCACCACTCGGCTTAGATCCTCCGCCCCAAGCAGTTCCTCCATTTGCACCGCCGCTTGATCGGCAATCAGCATGCGCTGCTCCGGGCTCAGCACCTCGCCCTGCTCATCCGCAGGCTTGCCCGCATCTTGTGCGGCGGCCCTGGCCTCGGCCAGCAGTTGATTGGTCAGGTCATCGGTCAAATTCTGCGCGGTCAGTTTAGCCCGGGCCGTGCCCATGCGCTCCTCCCACCCGATGTGCATCACCGCATGCCCGAAGGTGTGCTTGATCTGCTTGGCAAAGTTGCGCTCGCGCCAGAGTTCATTCCGCAACCGTTGCCGCGTCTCGTATTTCATCAGCGTTTCCACGCGCTTGCTGGCCGCCGCGTCACTGCTTTCCATGGCGATCACCTGCACCTTGGCCGAATCCGCCGCCAGCATTTCCAGCATGGTCAGCTCATCCACGGCCGCCCCGCTCACATGCACGCGCGAGTCGGCGCAGCCATCAAACGGATACACCTTGCGCCCGTAGTTCTTCGCCCACTTTTGACCGTCTTCGCTTTGCCCGTCCCACAGGCACAGCGCCGTGCGCTCGTGCGTTTGCGCGTTGGTGATCCAATCGCCAATGTCGGTGAGAGCGCTTTGCAGCTCATCGACCACCCAGGAAGCATCCAGGGTTTCCGTGGATTCAACCACATGCAGTGTTTCTTCGTCAGTCATGGCAGTCAGGAGGCGGGTTTACAAACAAGCAATCACCGGACAGGCCCGGCGGAATCCGCCAAACCCATCGCCTCAAGCACCATGCGCCGATTGTAACGCGCAATCCCGCACCCTTTCAACACAATTCTGGCGGTGGCATAAGGGGAGCTAGGCAGACACAGCAGCTTGCGGGCGGTGTGCTCTCCCACCCTCGCCCGCCTGCCGATCTCCAGAACTTCACTCCAGTAAATCAGTTCGGGCTCAGTCGCCGCAGGCACGGCAACGGGTTTGGCCGGCAAACTGACAGCGGCCAGAATCGCCTTGGTTTTCTTCGTGGGTGGTGGTGTCGGTTGCATGGTGTTTATCGTGTTGGTTTTCAAATTCGTCATTCGGGTTTCGTCATTTGTCATTCATCAGCCCACTCCGCCGCGTTCCACGGCCCAGCTCTTGCCCACATGCTCCGGCCTCGCCGCCAGCAAGATCCTCAAAGTGTCAATCGGGTCTTTCCAAGCGCTGCCGCTACTCCCCGCCACGGCATAGCCAGGGTAGTTCTGCAAGGCACCGATAAGGTTGGTGCAATGCTGCGCGATCCAGAGGCCGGGGCCGCGCCCGTGCTGCGGGTCAAACTCAATCCAGCCGTTCGGCTGGATCACGCCGCGCTCGCGATCCCACATCAGCATGCTGTTGATGTTCTGCTCCCCGCTCAGCACGTTGTCAGCGGCGGCATTGCCCCCGGCCTGCATGAAATACAGGTGGTTGTCCTCCATCCATTCTATGATCGTCTTGCTTTCCTCCTGGCCTTCCACCTGCGTGTTGGTGCTGCGACTGTCGGAAATGCGTCTGCCGTAGATGTCCAGCATGCTGCGCTCATGCGGGCCTTTCATGTCCTTCACGCCCTGCCAGTCGGCCAGTTTGGCCTCAATGCGGCGGATCTCGGCAGCGCGGAACTCATAACCGCAGGGCCATTGCTTCTGCGCGTTGCCTTTGACACCCAGCCCGTTCTTGCCACCGCTCTGCGCCCACTCGCAATCCTCGCCCGTGTAAAGCGCCGCGCCCGGCACGCTCACGATGTCGCTCGTCTGCGGATACTCATGCGCAATCAAGATGTCGCCGGGGTGCATCTTGCCGTAAGCCTCGCCCAGAACGAAGGCCCACAGTTGGAACCACGCGCGGCCACCGCTGGCGTTGGGATCTTGTGACATCCACCACGTTCCCAGCTCGTAAGGCGGCAGCCATTGCGGCACCGGACGCACATGCACCTGCACGTTGAAGTTCGGGAACGGCGAATCTGCCGTGCCTTCGGCGATGCCGTAGCACTTCCACAGTTTCTTCGCCCTCGGGCTTTTAAGTTCGGCCTTCTTCATGCCTTCCCAGTTGCCACCCAGCGGATTCTGCCACGCGTAGATCCACATGAAGCGCCGCGTCGGCTGCGCACAATGCACCACGCACGGCAGCTTCTCACCACCCAGAACACGGCCCTGGTCATCGCAGCGCGGCAGCAGTTCAGGATCGGCCTCGATCTCCTTCATGGTCACCGCCTTGTCCATGAACCAGCGCACCGTTTCCGTGTAACCATCGCGGAAGGTGTAAGTCACGAACTGCACCGCCACCATCACGCGGCCAATCAGATCACGCGGAAACCACAGATCAGGATCACGCTCTTTCTGCGCCAGCAGTTCCTTCCACTTGGGAATCCACTCATGCGTGTATTCTGCGGCGGTCAGCAGTCGATTCTCCGCCGCCTCCAGCACCATCACCGGCACTTGCTCATCACCCCACACCGTGGTCGGCCTCGGGCCTTCGAGTTTGCCGATGTCCTGCGCCCATGTCTTGAAGCGACACACCGCCCCGGTCATCACCAGACACTCGTTGTTCGTGAATCCTCCCGCCCGATCATAGGCCATCTTCTGGCTTGCCAGTTTCTTGAGCCGTCCCGTTTCCGTCTTGTAATCATTCGGCTGCCAGAAACGCAGCGCCGCCTCCACCACTTCCGCTGACTTGTCATCATCAAAGCTGAACGTCCAGAACGTGCGTTGATGCTCCGGCATCGTCGGCTCGCATTGCTCCATCGCCAGCGAGTAGAACCGGCCCAGCGCCATCGTCTTGCCCGAGCCATTCGAGCCACCAATACCCAACGTCACCGGCACCCCTGGATTATCCACCCGCAGGCGGCACGTCTCCCACAGAATATCATCCCACGAGCGGAAGAACCAGCCGTGATTGTAGGGATCATCATTCGCCTCTTGAATGCACTCCGCCCGCGCCTGCACCGCCCGCAGCGCATCCTCGCCCTCGAGCGCCATCAGCTCCTCCACCGTCAACGCAGGCAGCATCCCATGCGGCCTCTGCGTTTCCGCCAGCAGTTCAAACGCCAGTTTTTCTTCGTCAGTCATCTTATTATTGCGAATCGTTTCGGCATAATCATCTGTTCTCCTCTTCTCCCCGTCTCACAGTCTCCAATTCTCGACCCGCCACCGGCACCGTCTCCACCTCCACGGCGGGTGGCGCGTCCTTGAGTTGTTTAGCTCGAGCCATCTTCACAAAGTCATCAAAGGTCTTGGCCTTCACGCCATCCTGCGTGCTACCGCTGATCCGTGTGGCCGCGCCATTGCTGAGCTGCTTCACGTTGTAAACCGCCGTCAGCGCCATGGCCGCCGCGCCGAGATCCTTGGCAGCCTTGGCCGTGTAAAGCAGCTCCTCGATCTTATCCAAAGCATCCGCCGACAGCAGCGCCGAACGCCGTTTGATGATGTCGTCAATCTCTCCCGGCTTGAACTCATGCCGATCATTGAACAGCGCGATGATCGAGTTGCGTGAAATCCCCTCAAGCCCTCGCGCTTTGCGATGCTGGCTCACCAATTCCTCCATCTTGGATTTATTGGTCAGGCCCAGTTCCCGCACCAAATAAAGCGCAAACTCAAACCCTTCAGGATCGCGCAGCTTCCACCGCTCCGCCGTGTGCTCGCGCCATTCCTCACCGGGTTTGACCGGCACAGTCAACCCAAGCTCCGTCGTGGTCAGTGTTTCAGTCATAAACATCAGGTTTGAAAAATCGGTTTGGAATCGGCGCAATCTGCGGATCAGAAGGGAATGTCATCATCTTCCATCCCCTCACTCAGCGGCCCGTCCACGGCCTCCTGCGTCACCAGAGCACCCCCGGCCGGCCGCGCCGTGCGCTGCCCGCCCGCCTCATACTCCTTGGAATTGCCCAGAAACGGCAGATCCGGCGGATTGGCACTTTCACGCTCCGCCTTGGTCGTGCTCTCCTTGATCCAGTGCGTGTTTCCAAAATCATCTTTGCCGTCCCTGTTCGGCACATGATCCATCGACAAACCCAGCCTGCCCGTTTTCTCCGAGCGTCGAATGCGCGAATTTTTGAGCGGGATCACCAGGCATTCAGTCGGCTGTCCGTTCTTGTCTTTGAGATTCATGAGCACGGCCCCCTGAAGTTTCAGCGGGTCGATGTAGGTGTTGAGTTTGTTGGGCATGATGTGGTGTTGGTTTGGGTTTGAAAATCAGTCGTCAAAATCGGCCAGGCTGGCACCGGCGGGCGCGGACTTGTCGCGCCAGTTTTTGCCGGATTCCTTTTTGCTGGCCTTGGGTTTCTTGGCATAGCCTGGCTGGTAATCGCGGGTGTTGTTGCTCAGCAGCGAGTCGCCCATGCTGCGCAGTCGGAAGATGCTCTTGTCAAACGGGAACACCAACGGAGCGCCATCGGTGGTCGTGGGGCCGTCCTTGTTTTTGGCGAGGTCGAAACCCATGTATTCCTGCTCGCTCGGCAGCCCGTCTTCTCCCTGCGTCAGTTCTTCGGGCGCATCGCAGATCATGCCGATGTAATCCGCATCCTGCTCGATCTGGCCCGACTCGCGCAAGTCCGCCATGCCTGGCCGCGCCTTGTCGCCATCGCGATTCAACTGCGCCAGCGTGATCACAGGGATGTCAAACTCATGCGCCAGGTGCTTCAATCCCATGCTGATCTCCGCGATCTCAATCTGGCGCGACTGCTGCGCCCGGCGTGAGCTGCTGCTGAGAAGTTGCAGGTAATCGAGCAGCACCACACACTTGGGCAGGCCGTCCGTGCGCTCCGGCAGCCGGGAAATCTGCATGCGGGCGGTGGCTCGCAGTTCTTGAATCGTCATGCCAAAGGACTCATGCAGCCAGATTTGAGAACGCTTCAACTCTGCCACCGCACCGCCAAGTTTGTCCTGCTCAGCCCGCGACATCAGCCCGTCCCGGGCCTTGGAAATGGGCACCGTCCATTCATTCAGCAGCATGCGCCGTGTCAAAGCGCGGTCCGTCGTCTCCAGTGAGAAGAACAGCACCGGAATGGGAGCCTGTTTGAACTCGTGGTAATGCCCGCGCCCCGTGCCCACGTTCAGCGCGATCTGGCAGGCCAGCACCGTTTTGCCGCGTGAAGGCCGCGCCGCGATGACAAACAAGCCCGTTTTGAGTCCCATGATCACACGATCAAGATCGGTGAAGCCAAGCTGCACACCGCCTGCAATGTGGCCTTTGTTCTGGTAAGCCAGTTGAATCTCTGTGACCACTTCGTTGACGACTTCCTTGATGTGCCGCGTGCCGCGTTTGGTGCTCTGCTCATGCAGGTTGAACAGGTCGCCTTCCGCCTTCTCGATTGCCGCCTTCCACGCCTGCGTCGTGTCCGTAGCCGCTGCTGCCATCGACCACGCTGCCTTCAGCATGCCGCGCCTCGCTCTCATTTCCTCCAGCATGGCGATGTGATGCGCCATCATCGCGGGCGTGGCAGGCAGCATTTGCGCGTAAAGATCAGAAATCCGCGCCGCGCCGCCCACCATTTCAAGCTCCTGCCGATGCCGCAACCGCCCGGTGAACGTCACCACGTCCGCCCGCTGGCCCGACACCGCCAGTTCTTCAATCAGCAGGAACACCGTTCTATTATGCACATGCTCAAACAGGTCATTGCGCAGCCGCCGGCCGTGCGCCTGCCACACTTCGCCGATTTGATCCAGGTCGAGCGCATTGAGAAGCATGCCCAGCATCCATTCCTCGGATTCCTTCGACCATGGCAGCGCCACATTCAGCCGCACATCACGGCTGGCAGCCTCCTGCTCTCGTTTTTCCTGCTCCTGCAATTCTTCGTTGGTCATCATGGCCTCACGCCCTCCATCTGCTTGCGCAGGATTTTGATTTTATCCGCCCGCTCCAGCATGGCCCAATTCTCTGCGCACAAGCCCAGTTCACGCGCCACCCGCCGCCAGTTCCATGTCGGCTCCGCCACGCCTTGCGCTGTGCGCCCGCCTTCCTTTTTCGCGCCGGGCGCAAACTGGCTCCAGTGCTTTGCCAAGGCCGATGGACTCAGCGAAGCCTTGGGCCATTCCCGCCGGTAAGCCTCCGCCGCTTTGCCGATCATCTCCGGCGTCACATCCACGCACACCACCTTGATGTCGCTCAGCGCCTTGGCCGCCTCGCCCCACATGGCCCGCGTCACTGTCTCCACATTACCGCCGCCCACCACGGCCAGCACATCCAGCAATTCGTTCCGTTCCCTCGCCGCCCCTTTCTTTTTTTTCTGTGGCGGCGGTTCGTCTTGAGTCTTGTGCTTTCCCTCGTCTTCCAGCGATAGCTCATCAGCCGGTGGCGGCGCGTCAGCGCCTTCTTGGTCTGGAACTGGAACTGGAACTGGAACTGGAACTGGAACTGG